GTGACTTGTGTATAACTGTGTGATTTATTTAATCCGTAGTTTCCGCTAACCTGATAACTAATTTCGCATAATGTCATTGCAGATTATGTTAATATTCGAAGCACGGTATAATCAGGCTTGCCACCGTGCGAGAATTTACACATAATCTGCGATTATGCGAATTTAGTTATAAGGAATTTTAGTGGAAAAATCACATAATGATGCTGAAAATTTAGTGCTAAAGCTATCGCCTAGAGACATGGAATTACTAGTGAATAGCTTAAAATATCCTAAAGAACCTAATCAACTACTACTGGACGCACTAACATTGTATGGCAAGTATAACGCTAAAAGACATAACTCCACGCCATTTTTACGAAACTGTTAAACTTTTAAAAACAACAGATTACTGTATCTACATCACTCTCAATACTATAGAAATTCGTTTGCCATATAGTAATTTTGAGACTATGGAAGAGACAGTGGAACGCTTTGATCAAATGGAACATGTTCAAGCATTTTTAAATGAATTAGTTCACTCTACTGTGCCTATTGATTGGGATGAATTTATAGAGAAATTTCGTTATAAGCCTAGAAATAAATTTTATAAATAAAGCCAACAATCATGTTGGCTTTTGAGAATTAGAATTTAGGTAAATTTCCTAAATTATCTGTTTTTTTACCGTTGCCGTCAGTCGTGATGAATTTGTCTCCATATAGAGAGACATCATCACCATCAATCCACTTGCCATTCTTATAGATACGAGTTTTTATTGATAATTTACCTGTATTTAACATAGATACAATAAGATCTCTCGATAAATCGAACTCTTTAGATAAAGATGGTTTGGTAAATTTGACCTTAAGTCTAGCTATGGCATTATTATCATCGTATTTAACTTTATAAATATAAATATCGGGTTTATTCATTTCTTCCTCCATCATTGCTTCTCGTATTAATTGTTTGACGGTTCTCACTTCTCTCTCCTTTTGATTGTTTTTTGCTCAAAAAAGTTCGGGAGTTCTGTAACACCCGAACTTTGGTATCAAACTTGATACTTTTTTATATTTATTCTTTTTCTCTATATATGGCCTTTGAAATAAAAGCTTCTTTAGAATTTGGGGCAAGTTTTCCTATCATATCTAGCTTTGCTTCATTAAGATAGTTTTCTATCATAAAGTTAACAACGTCAGTCCATTTAGTCACTTTACCCGTTTTAGCTGTGATCTCAACTGCCACTCTTTCAATTCTCATATGTGTTTCGGCAGGAACACCTAGATTTTTTCGTTTATTCATACTTTTATTCACTCAAATAATGCATCTGTGATTCTATATCATAGCTCACAAAAATATTTTTTTCATTGTGATACATTTCACTTGCTCACAAATGATTTTTGATTTATTTTATTATCACTTGTGATACTGTGAGCGTGTGTAATGAATTTCTTTATTGACTGGTTAGAAATAGAACAAGACTTTGGAATTGATATTCCTAATGAAGTCTTACTTTCTATTTTTGATTTTGGTTTAGTGGGAATTCATTTAGATACTGGGGAAATGCAAAGTGGTATTAAGACTGGGACCTATCATCATAAGGGCAGTTATTGCGACGAAGTAAGTTTAAAAATTTCAGGTTCAGTTATTCGTATGGCTGGCAATCCAAGTAGATGGGGGCGAGTAGAAAATGTTTTTGGTTTTGATACTGTAGATAGCTGCGTTTCCTGTTTTAATTCAATTCTTTCCTCTCTTAAATTACCAATCTTTACTCGCTGCACTGAAATTTTTTATCGCCAAGGAGAAGATGGTTCTAAGGTCTCAAAATTTTCTAATGGCGCAATCATTAAACGTTTAGATATTACTACTAATAAAGCTGTTGGTAAGGGTAATGAGCGTACATTTCTAAAAGCCTTATCACAGATGCGTTATAGAAATTCTATTGGCAGACTTCATACAAATGGTTGCACCACGGATTGGCTTAGTGAAAAAGGAAATGCCAATTTAATTTATCCAAGTTGTTATATAAAACACGAAGAAATGCGAGTTCATTCTTATGACAAGATTAAGCGTAAATTTGGTGAAGAATCACAAGAGTTTAGATATTACAAAAATGTTTATGAATATTGTAAAGAAAATGGCGTAGTACGTTTTGAGCAGAAATTAAAATCAAGATATTTACAGCGTGAAAATTTATGTTATTGGGGTATCAGTGATTTTTCTAAGCTAGAAACAATACATCAAGGATTTATTGATATGTATAAAAAATTAAATGTTAGCGAAATTAAATTAGAAACCATAGCAGAGCAATTAGTATCAAATGGAGTTGTTGATTCTTTAAGAAAAGCTAACACATCAGCTTTTTATGCTATGCGTTGGTCTTCAGGTGAAGATTTGAGTAATTTGTCTTCCGCAACATTCAAGCGTCATCGAGCAAATCTTAGAAAAATCGGAATTGATATTGCAACTCCATGTGATATTGAGAAATTTCAGGCTGTTCGAGTTATATCTTGTGAAAATATCATTGTAAGACCATTTAAAGCCCCTGATTTTTATCAATTTCCAAGCAACGCTCCTCAGTTACGTTTTGTTGTTTAATAAATAAGTTTTTTCATCATCAATTAGGAGAAATTAATTATGCGTACCGGATTTTATATTGTAGGTATTTTAAAAGGGTATAAATCTTCATCTTTTACTAATCGAGAGACTGGAGAAGTAAAAGATCGTCATAACATGGGGGTTCAATTACAAGAGCCTGATGGTTATGGCGGTTATAACACAACAAATCAAGAAAATAAGATTGATGATCGCTCTATGAATGATGCGTTAAGAAATACGATTAATCGCTTAAAGGATAAGACGGTAATGGTGCTTGTTTATCCTCGTGAATGGGCTATGGAAAATGGCCGTAAAGGTATTACTTATAATTTTGATGAAAGTTCGCTTATTGAAGAATTAAAACAATGAGCGATGAAATAGAAATTACAACTAAGTTTTGTCACCCTTATATGAATTTCGGTGGAGATGGTTGTAATGATGTGATTTTGAAAGTGCCAAAGATAGAGGCAGTAAAACTTCAATCCGTGGCACTTTCAGGAAATGAAAATCAAGGCTTTTCAGTTGGTGATTTTATTCATCATACTGATAGTTTTGGCTTTTCATTTGGTATTGTGCTTATTTTTTACTTAATCGCTAAATCTGTAGGGGCAGTGATAGCAATTTTTAAATAAGCACATCATTTTAACTCAATATAAGGAGTTTCTTATGTCAGATTTAAAAAAATATCTCATTGCTGCTGTAGCTTTGGGATCTTCCGTTGGCGCTTTTGCTGGTAGTGAATCGGCACAAAAAGTACAAATCGATGTTTCTGGTATGCTTAATCAAGTTGATTTTTCAACGGTGATTGCTGGAATTATCGCAGCAGGCGGTGTATTAATTGGGCCACGTATTGCAAAAATGGGCATTCGCTTTATTTTGGGGCTATTTGGAAAATAATAATAAGGGGATTGATATCCCCTTTTTTCTTTGGATTTCGTATGTTATGGGATTTAGCTTATTTTCTACTGGGTGTAATATGCGGTTGGGTTGTGGTAATTGGATTAAACGATTAATTATTTTAAGTTTGATTCTTAATATTTTGTATTTCCCTTATCAGGTGTATGCGAATCCCGCACTTGCTGCTCGAGTTATTACTCAAGTTTTTGAACGTGTTATAGCAAGACGAGCAGCTGTATCGATTGCGGGCGAAGCTGCCGCAAATGATGCTGCTTTTTTAGCAGCAAATGAGGCAGCAATAGGCATGCGCGCTGCACAAACTTATCGAGCATTAGGCACTGTTGCAGCAAATGATTCAACATTTGCGATAAGTGCTACATCAACATTGCGTCATGCAAAAGATATTTCTTGGGTTGCTTTGGCTTTAACATCTGGGGTGATTACTCTTAGTGATTTAAACATAGAAAGCAATAGTAAAATAGGGGTCACTTTTGAACCCACTGCTGTTCTTTTATCAGATGGGCGTTATGCAATAAATGTTAATGGAGAAACAAAAATTGTAAAGGCCATGCCTAGTTCCAAATCCCCTGTAATTTATCAGTATTCTAAAGATAAGGTACAGATTTCAGAGGGTAAAGATGATATACATAAATCCGATATATTAGATAATCACTATAAATATTATTACGAGTTAAAAACAGGGGAATATGCTCAATCAAATTCAATTTCGCTATTATCAGAATATGGTGTTCAAGAAGATTATAGTGTTAAAAGTGAGGATAAATATACAGAGATAAGCATTGAAGGTAGTAAATATAGTTATCTAGAATCTCAAACAATTGTAGAAAATAAATATCTAAGATATAAAGTAATTGGGAATACCATTTACGCAGATGTACGTAATACATGGACTTATAAATCTTTATCTTCAAATTTTAATCCTGTTTTAGAAGGAAACACAGGAACGAACACTATTTATTCTTTCAATCAACCTAAGCCATCAGATTATGAGGAGTTTACAAGAACAGATTCAAAATCTATTACAATTGAAATTAATAATGATTTTACTGGTGATACATCAACGGCATTAAAAGAAAAAGAATTAGGTTCAATTAGTGAATTAGATTTAAATCTCTATACTACTCCTTTAACAGCGACACAATTGGCACAGTTATATAACGCATTATTAATGTCAGCAGCGATGCAACCTGATTATTCAGGCATTCCATTTGCCTCATCATATCCAATTACAGCAGCTGAAGTACAACAGGTTTTAAATAAGCTTGGCATTACTCCTACTTATGCAGATCTTTTTACTAAAGCAGGTAAAGGAAATCAAATAGATTTTCCAATGTCCTCTCCTAAACCATTACCTAATCCATCACCTAATATACGACCTGATAAGGATGACGATGACGCTGAAGGGGAGCCTGAATATCCTGAACTTGAAGCACCTACCGCAATGCAAATTTTAGAGCCATTTAATCAGTTTTTTCCGCAGCTC